GAAGGAATGATCATGAAGACTAGCATGGGTCACCCTGTGTATGGTCCTAAAGATCGACATTTCACTGATGTCTATGAAGATGGAGTTCTGGTGGATCGTATACCAGAACAAACTATCATTGACGAATGTGATCGTCTTCTCTCCTGTTGGAAACGAGGAGAGAGAGGTTATCCAGTATGTAGTGCAACTCTTAAAGATGAGCCCACAAAGATTGGTAAGAAGAAGGTGCGGGTTTTTCAAGCAGCACCAGTATGTATGTCCATTTTCATCAGGATGTACTTTCTTCCGATTGCAAGGTTTTTGGCTTTGCATCCAGTTCAATCAGAGTGCGGAGTAGGCACTAATGCTTTTTCGATGGACTGGAATGACCTGATGACACACGCACTAAAGTACGCTCAGGACAATAAGGTTATCGCCTGGGATTATTCGAAATACGATGTTCGAATGAGTTCACAGATGACTATTGCTGTACTTAAAAGTTATATCGACTTAGCGCGTCGCGGTGGATATGACGAAGAATCGTTACGTATCATGGAAGCTATGATTGCGGATATCGTCCATCCTTTATTGGATTGGAATGGAACACTGCTCATGGCTTTGAACATGAATACTTCTGGTAACAACATCACTGTACAAATGAACAGCACTGCTGGTTCATTTTATGTACGTATGGGTTTCTTCTCACTTTTCCCAAATGAGGAGGATTTCCGATCTTGTGTTGCTGCTATGACATATGGTGACGATTTTAAGGGGTCTGTCAAAGAAGAATTTCGCAAGTTCAATTATTTGACATATCGTGATTTCCTTGCTTCTCATGGAATGAAAATCACTCCCCCTGACAAATCAGAAACTGGAAGTGAGTTTCTGGATGAACAAGACGCAGATTTTCTTAAGCGTACTAGTTCAGTTATTGAAGGTATCCCTGTCCCTATTGGTCGTTTGACAGAAGCGAGTATCTTCAAATCACTTCATGTGAATTTGCGATCAAAAACCACTTCGAAAGCTGAAGTTGCTGTATCTTGCATGGAAACAGCTCTTCACGAGTGGTTTGCGTATGGGCGCGAGCATTACGAAATGCGCCTTGAGCAATTGACCCGTGTAGCATTGGCTGCTGGCTTGTGCCCAACTAGTGCATTCGTGAGTTACGACGAACGAGTGGCTAAGTGGCATGAGAAGTATGCCTAAACGGGTCCGGTAATATGCCTGGATACCATTTGTACATAAATAGGCTTGCATATTTTCATATTTCATGCATTTTTGTATCAATAATTGTAGATGTACATATATTTATTTCTTACATATCAAATTTTCCTGTTGTAATATCTATGACCCCTTTGGTGGGAAGGAGAAATCTTGAATCTCAAAATTCAAGCGAGGTAGAGGTCCTTGTTCAACCTTTAGTGTCGGATGATACGAATTTTTCAGGAGAAAATGATATAGCAAGTATTCCTGAGTATTTATACTATACTTGCTCTCCGCAGTCAGAAGAAATGAAGACTAGCGGAGGACCTGAGGAAGGGACTGTAGCAACTGGTGCTGATGCACAGAATGTGCATTTTAGTGATGCACATCCTGGTTATGTAGATGATCGCGG